TGCGATTTGGTAGGCGGATAGACCATCGTCACCCTTGTCACCTTTCAGACCATTGGAAACAGCCTCTGAAACTTCCTGTTTGAGTTGTTGGCTTAGGTCACTGAAATGCTTAATGAAGTCATCAACCGTAATGCTGCTGACGAGTCCACCAGAAAGACCAGTGACGTTTTCATTAATTTTAAGTGCCAAAAATCCATCACTAGGATAGATTGCTGTACCACCGTTTACGGTGTCCCACAGTTCGATTAGATAGCTGCCTACCGGCAACTGAGCTAATTGTCCACTAGTGATAACAGCATGGTTGTCCGTTATACTGGCACTTACCCCTAGCAAATATCCAGAGTCATTTTTGATTTTGACCTTTGCATCTGCTGTTAAAGTTGCCGAGCTGTCACCATCAAATGCGTTCAGATGTATTTCAGTTGTGGTGTCGGCAAATTTAAACTGTTTATTGCCGTTGCCAAGATATAGTTTTTTCATTACTTCCCTCCTTTAATCACCCCGAAATGAAGTAGACGCCAGACTTGTCAGCCAATGCGTCATAATCAGCTTGCGAGATGAAATTAATAGCAGCATCCTCACCTTTAGGCCCAACAAGAGAGGCCAGCCATTGACTGACATTTCCAGAGAATCCATTTTGGACGGCAAGCTGGTACGAAGAAAGTCCAAGGTCTCCAACATCACCGCCACCATTTGCATTTGTAGACGTTTTATTGCTACCATTTCCCGCTGCTGCTTTGGCGTCGTCAATATCATAGCCAAGATCAAATCTAATCGTCTTGTATCCATCAATCAGATACCAGTAACCATTCTTGTAAGTTAAATCACCTTTCAATGCATACGACAATGGAAGATGAACAATAACAGTATCATCATCGGGATAACTTATATTGCAGGGAATAGTTTTTGTAAATGCTTCACCGATCCCATAAGGTCCAGTACCTAACCCATGAGTCTCAGTACCGATAGCATACTCATAATACTGCACAACAACTTTAGGTTGACGATTCTGATTGTGTTTGATTGATGCATTAAAACCAGATGGTACATGTTGCGCCAACCAGGTCTCAATAAACTCCAACCGATCGTCAAGAAGAGAGTATTTCCCAAAATTTGCCGAATCACGAGCCAAGATCACTTCACTATCCGTAGTTGCGTTTGCAATAACGGATTTAAATTGACCAAGAACGTCGCTCATAGTTCCTTCAACTTGAGTTTGACGATCTTCTACACCATCTTGTTGATTTTGGATATTAACCTTGAATGCTGTCTCATCTTCATTGATGTACGTCTGCACTTCCAGCATAATCTCAATCCATCGAGCTAATGATTCCCGCACATCAGTACCATACATCTTGGTCCGAATGAACTTAGATAACTCAATCGCAATCGGTTTGATGTTGTCGGGCGTATATTCCTGTTGTTCTGGAATCGGTGTTGAATCTTTATAGTCAACTGATCCACTAACTGTTTCCATTTTCTCACTCCTTTACTAAATATGATTTCTTGAATCTATCACTTGGCTCTGTGCTCATATCCACATTGCCCGAGATACCAGCTATCGACCCTTTGCTTGTGTATTGCCATAAATCGTACGGATAAAGTGGCTTCCTTGAATTAGCAACCGTACCATCATTAACACCATAGCTTGGAATCCAAATCTGGGTTCGAGATGTATCAATTGAACGATATAAAGCGTTGCTTACATATATTACAATCTTAGAGTCTGGAATGCCCAAACTATTAAGTTTATTCATATATGCTGTGACAGACGAAGATAACGTTCCACTAGTTGAATCTGCTTCGACATCAATCATCCAGAAGCGAGGTTCTTTAGACGACCCAACCACTGCCTTAGTACGATTATAGAAGTCATTAGCTTCCACAGCTGCATCAGATGGATCGGTTGCTGCGAAATACGCATATACTGCATAATTAGCACCGGCAGAAATGGCATTAGGAATATTAGCTGTATACGTGTTATCTATATGTGAACTACCAGATTGAACACGGATAACAGATAACGCTAATCCACTACTTACAACCGTAGGCCAATTAATATTTCCTTGAAACTCTGAAACATCAATAATAGAACCTTCGTAGTATTGATCTCCAACTGTCTGCTCTTGAAGTTTCTGTACCCGTTCTTGAAGTTCTTTAATTAACTTGTCGTACTCGGTTTTGAGGCTAGTCAACTGGTCAGTCGTTTCAGCTAATTTCTTAGAGGTTTCAGTAATTTGTAAATTCTGGCCAATTAAATTAGACCGCAACACGCTAATCTGTGCTGTGGCCTTTTTTTGTTTGATATTATATTCGGATAATGTTAGCTCTCTATCACCAATCGTCATACTATCACTTTCGGGATTGTCTAAATTGAGTGTCATTGTCACAATTCGTAGCTCATCATCAAGACCCATATACTCATTGATTAGCTGATGATAATTACCGACTGCAAAGTTATCAATAGCCACTCCTAATGGTTTTAAATCAATCGCAGCAATCTGATAACCAACTGCAATAGGCTTGTAATTATTGAACCAAGTATCAGCTTTTGACTTCAAAATACTAGCATCATGTACATCATCCCAATTGTTAGTTCCGCTTATTCTACCGAATTGGCTGATTAAGTCGGAGCGCTCAATATAGTCGCGACCACCATTAACACTACTAATTGTCAATCGTGGACTGGCCACATCAGTTCCAGTCGATTCATTTGATTCGCTTTGTTCAATCGTCGCACCGTACGGATAGAAGACTGAATAGACTGATGATGGATCTAACTTTCGTTCCATCATCTGTAGGTTACTATTAACATCAATCTGCTGTTTTGCATGTATGCCAATTTCCTTCAGCCAATCAATGTAAGTGCCATCTGACTCATGCCGTATACGTAGTTCCCCACCCCATTTATTAATTAGCTTCTCAGTAATCACTGTCAGTGTGGAAGTCCCCGGTTCAACATAGTGATAGACATTGTCAGTTGAATTGGTAATCTCAATCTTGCCGACTTTGAATTGATGCACGCTTGGTACTTGCTGATTATGAATGCCAATCAAATTCCTGAAGTCTTGCGCTGGTGACGTATTTTGCGTTTTTTGAAATGGTTGTTTTGAGTCGTTTAGGTAATCAAGCTCACTAGAGCAAGTGATATTTTTGTAGAATCCTGTATCATCATACATTTCTTCAGCAAATAAAATACGTCCACGAGATAACTCATGACCGTCTATTTCAGAATCAATTCTGTACGTTGAAACCATCCCTTGAATTTCATTATAGATTTCAGCGAACGGATACAACTTAAATGTGAACTTATCAGACACATTAATGCCAATACCTAACTGACCGTCTACAATAATCTGATCCGCATAACTTGCTTGGACTACTGTGCCAATCTTGTCATTTCCATTTTTAAAAAGTGTCACGCGATACATCAAAGGACCTCTTTTCTAAACTTAAAATAAATGGTCCCATTACCGGTTAAAGTAATAGAATTCTCACCTTTTTTAAAGCTGAGAGGCGTACGAGAGTAACTTCCAGATTCTAAGTTGACCGTCTGTCCGTTCAAATTAACCGTGAGCGTGCCAGTAACTTCGATATCTGGCGAAATCTTACCGACTGATTGATTGTAGATAGTCACAGTCTTGCTACCACTTACAGTTAATTTAGTTAGTTGCGCAATGTCCAGTTCAAAATTAAAAGTGTCCCAAACATCGTCGCCCTCCAACTTATTTGAAATCTTAAAAGGATAAGCTGTAAAGATTACTTCTAATGTGCCAATCCCTTTTCGCTCAGTAAAAGATGGTGCTTCTTGCACTTCTGCTAAAAAATAATAGCCCGGAATAGCTTCATCAAATAACTTGCGTTGTGTACCAGGCACTAACCAATTCAATGCTTTAATTTTGAAAGTATTCATAACATCTTTGCGTAATGATTGATAATCGCCCAGATTGAACGTGTACTTTAATTGGCGCTCACCATATTGCTCGCCCAGAATTGGCGCATAGTCATAATAACCATTGCCATTTGGGATTGCAATCCGGCGTTTCTTCTTAGCAGGATTGCCGATTTCTTTGGCATTGATCGTTAACCCATAGTCATCAAAGCTAGATTGGTTATCCCAATAAATCTGCTTCCATTTAGCCACTAAAGACACCCCTTTCTGTTAACACATTATTCTGCATTTGGTTTTTTGAAACTCCAGGCTCTACGATTTTGCTGACCCGTTTACCGTCCATAATCAAATTAGGGTTCTTAACCAATATTTTAGACAAATAACCTAAAACTTCATCTAATTTATCAAGTTTATCAAGCTTCTCTTCAAGTCCGCTAAAATTGCTAACTTGGACTGTTTGATTGATGATGCTGCTTTTAGAATCGGAGATTTTACCGGCCTTCAATAACGTACCCAAAGCGCGGGTATTATTAGCAGTACCATTTTTAAAGTGTGGAATTGATTTTAAAATTCGCTTTGTTTTATTCGCAGGAATGACTCGAGCTCCTCGCTCTAAGTTAGGTAGAAATACATTCCGGCCTTCTGGAACAAAGGCTGATTTACGTGTAATAATTAACTCTCTATAATTCGAGCCTTTTTGATCATTAACAAGTGCGTCACCACCACTATGAAAACTCGTCCCACGTGCATGACCTGTAATTTTTTTTGTAATTGACTTAAAAATAGAGGTTAAAGTAACTGTATGGTCTTTTTTGCGACTAAAAATATCAACCGCATTTGATGCTGAGCTTGCTGGCCCTGAAGCATTATCATTTGCTTTTAAATTCTTAATCTTGGGATTGTTTCGCTTAAAGTTACTAATATTATCATTCGCGGTTGCAACAGCGCCCCCTAGCCCAGAATCATGGGCTTTTAACCCCTTACTTGATGGGGTGTTTCTTTTAAACCCATCCAATTGATTGTTGCCACGTAACACTGAACCACCTAATCCAGCATCATGACCCTTTAACGGCTTACTTGGTGGATTATTCCGTTTAATGCCGTCAATTTGCTCATTACCAGCTTCCACCGCGCCCGCAAGCCCCCCATCGTGTGCCTTCAGTGGTTTGCTTGCTGGGTTATTGGTCTTGTAGGTATCTAATAAGATGCCAGAATCAATTAATTTCTGCCGTGCATCAGTATTGTTAATCAATAAATCTTTTTGTTTCTGTGGCAGATTGTTCCAAGCGCCATACTTGATGACCATGTCTGCCAATGC